ATACATACCATACAAACCAAACGAAATGTTTGAGTTGTTTAGTGTAGCATGTCCACCATTGTTTACTCTAATTGCGTAATATGAGAAGTTATTAAAGAAAGATACCAACTGAATAAATCCTCTACCATTAACCAAACAACCTACACCATTTGGAGAAATTTGTGTATAAGCATCCAATACCATTGAAGCCAACGGTGAATCAGGATTAATTACATCACCATTAACATACAAACCACCACCACCGGGAGGAATTTGCTCATAAAGTTCGGTGAATGAATTTTCTTGGTTAGAAATCTGCGAGCAGTTCTGAACATATGGTGAAGTTGTAATAAATGCTCCTGGTTGGAAAGCCACCGCAAATCCTCTTTCGGGATTTATTTGGTCTGGCCACAATCTCAAACCACCCATAGTAACCTCTGCAATATAACATCCAGAGTTTACATAAAAAAGGTCTTGCTCAGGGTTCTTTGCGTTAATTTTAGTAATACGCAAACCAGCACCCCAAATAGTTGTGTTAGCAGGAAGTATAACAGGATTATCTTCTAAGTAAGTACCAGCTTGTACTTTAATTACATATCCATTGAATATTGAACCCGTGTCAAATCCATATCTACCATCATAGCCTGGCTGTGCTAATGCTGCTGCTCTCTTAATTGTACGAAGTGGATATTGAATAGTTCTACCATCATTATTATCATCACCATCAGTTGAAGATACATAAAGTGTTGGAACATTTGCACCAAAGTCTTTTGCAAGGATACCAGCATATCTTTGAGTATCAACTGATAAAAGTGCGTTAGATGCAGTTGCAGATAAAATAGCTTCAGGCCCAGCAAATATTAATTGACCATCTACAGTTAAAGAACCTGTTAAAAATACTGAACCTGTTATTTCATTTTTAGAGCCCGTATCATTTCCGAAAAAGAAACTTTTTGATACAAATAGTGAACCAGAAATAACAGCATCATTTCCAACATACACGTTTTCTCTAATAAGTAACGATGCACTTATATCCTGTTGTTCTTCAATCTGCTTACGAGGTATTAATCTTGCCATTATTCTATTTCAACTATTTTACCTTTTACTAAAAAATCAGATGCAACAACTTCCAAAGGAACTCTTGTTATATCCGTTACAAATTCTATAACTATATTATTTCCAACCACACTCACATTATACCTATCTTGTGGTTGTTTTACTCCAAATAAATATACATCAATGTAATCTCTTATATCATCTACCTCTAATATTTCAAAAACAAATCTTTTATTTGTTAAATTTACAGTAAAAAGAGTTTGAGTAGCATTATCTAATGAAATAGAATTGGGTGTGTAACTATAAATAAATGTATCTTCAATTACTTTATTTATAAAGTTCTTAAATTCCTGTCTATCTTTTAGAAGGGTTGTCACTAATGTATCTATATTTGGTCTTTTTCTTGCCATAAATTAAAATTGTTCTACATCTCCATTTATTTTTACTTCATCTGTTTCATCCAATACATATGGATTTCCAAATTGGTCAATCTCAGGAAATCTATCTTTTATAAATTTAATATATAAATCGTTTCCTAATGTTTCAAATATATAATCATCAGTTGAAATAAAAAGTCCATTTATAAAAACATCAAATCTAGATTTGAAAAGTCTAAGAGGTTCTAATTTATTAAAAATTTTTTTAACACGAACATTTTCAACTTTATAAATCCAATAATATGGATGGTCTAAATTATGAGCAAATAATTCAAACTCATTTGGTTCATTTATTTCTTTTAATATTTCTTTCAAATCTTGAATATCACTCATAGTTCTTGAAATTTACCAGTTATAGCTACTTCATCATTAGAATCTAAAGGAAACCCTAACCCACTAAAATTAAATGTAACTTCGTTTGTAACTGAATTGAAGCTAAATGTATAAAATGTATAGCTCTTAAATTCACCATTAACATAAACCCTAAACCAATTATTAACATCAAAAGTTCCTACTAATTCTTGAGGAAGAAGTGGTAAATAAACATTTGTTAATTTAACTGTACTTGAATTTACAAACGTTGCCATTTGTGAACCTCTTGTTGCTATAAATTCAATAACATTTTGATATTCATTATAAGCGGAAACTTGATTAAATAATGCACCTGTTAGGTCTGTTTCTAAACCAAATATTACTCGTTTAGGACTAAATCCTTTTTTAACAACAGGTTTATCATCAAACATTTCAGGCAACAAATAAGCATTTACAGCCATTGTAAAACTTGTTCTTATTATTCTTTCCGCATTTTCAGCAACTTCTTGCTGTGTATCGAATGTATCAATTCTAGTTCTAAATTTATAACCTTCTTCTTTCCCCCAATACCTATCAGTTGCGTACTGAAATGCCTCTACAATCTGATTCATATGTTACAGTTACATACGATGGTACAGAAACATTATAATGCTCATATGTTGGTTTAGCGCTATTCATTATACTAAACTTATCATATCTATTTTTTGTAGAATATTTTTTATAAGAAAATATTTTATTTACATCTTTGAAATTTGTAAGTAATTCATCTCTTTCAATACTATTTCTCTTAAACATTACTAAAGGAATTTGCAATCTTCCTCTTTTATCTTTTAAGTATCCATTTTTTCTAGCACCATTCCATCTTTCCGCATTACCATATAATATTGGAACTGTTAGTGTTGTTCCATTTTCTTCTAATTTAGGAACAATACTATCTGTTATATATTCTGCGATTGTGGTATCAACATCAATAAGCTTTACACCTTTGGTGTACTGCTTATCAATTGACCTCTGCAATCCTCTATTTGTTTCTTTACGTTCCATTATATAGTTCTCATTTCAGTTTGAATCATACTTTTTCTTGTCATAAATGCTTGACAAATTATAGAGAATTTCTCACCATCACCAGTTTCAATTCTACCACCTATCAATTGGTCTTCTCTAACATTTGATATTTCAAAGTAAGCATCATTATGATAAATAATATCACCAATTTCAGGATAAAAATTTTTATCTTTCAATGTAAATCTATTAAAACGAAATTCTACAGTTTGAGAAGTATCTGCACCAAACCCTTCATAATTTGATGTTGTATCATCCCTTTGAATCATTGCTCCACATTCAACACCTTGATAATAGGTTTTATTTAGAGATTCACCATACAAATTAGTTTTGCTATCTTCAATAATTAATTTGTAAAGAACTACCATAGTCTCTACAACCACATCTACTAATTCTCTGGATATTCCTTCAAAGAATTTTATATCTCTTGCTAATGCAAATCTTGCCATAATATTAACCTATATAGATTGCTAACGGTACTTTTCGTAACATTTCTTGATGAGCGTTTGTTTCGGTGTTTCTATTCTCAAATTGCTTTGTTCTACTTAGTTCTTCTAAAGTTTCTCTTAATTGTGTCATCAAAGCTTCTTTTTCGGTTGTTGCTTCCGCTCTCAATGCAGCACCATCTAAACTAATTTCAGAACCAGGAATAGGAATTTGTGAATATTTTTCTCTAATTGCCCCTAACATTTCCTTTACCAATGCTAAACAATATTTTCTAATCCATTGTTTACCTACATCGTTAATTCCACCATATTCCATAAAATCATAAGGAATATCAGAATAATCTGAAATTACATTTGGCGTTACAGTTGTAGAATTTGTTACAAATTCGTCTTTTACAAAATAATCAAAGTATAATTTTCCATATAAATTTACTTGTTGTGAAGTTGGTTTAGGAAAAACTCGTATCTTACCATTTACAATATTGAAAGTAAATGCCGATTTTCTGAATTGGTCATTAAATTCAATTGCTTGAATTCTTAACATATCTTCAAATATTGGCATCAATACAAATTGTGCTGCTGGTGAATATGAACCAAATCCAAATTCATCAATAAGGTTTAATGTACCCTGTCCAGAAACTGAATATGGGTCAAAGAATCTATTAATTGCTGGTACTGGTTCGTGGAATACTTTTACAATTTCAATACGTTTTCCACTTTCGGAAACAGCTGCCCAAAGAGTATCTAAATTATATTCTTGTTGACCAGGAACTAATTCAATATATCCTTTTTTAATATCTGTATTTCCACCAACCCCTGCTAATGTACCATATGCGTCTGAAATACCAATTAAAGTAGGTAAATTTGAACCCTGAACTAAATTATTTGTTAGACTGGATGCTTTTGATTTTCCTCTTAAAGTATCTAAATTATTACGAATATTGAATTGATTTACCTGCGCACCATATTCTGATACAGCTTCTTCAAAGCAAGCGTAAAAATTTTCATCAATTAATTCTATATTTTGAATAGGATATCCCAATCGTCTAGCACACCAAAGTGCTACTTTTGGTGCTTCCTCTTGGAATTCATAATCGTTATCGTATATTCCAAAAGGGGTTTGCCCTGGGAAAAACGAAGATGAACCAGGATATACAAGTGTTTCTAATGCCATTATAAGTACTTATTTTAACGTTACCTATAAATATTAGAAATAGTAAGATTAGTAATTTAATGAGGATTAATTATCCAATTGTGTCCACTGTCCACCATTCCATCCGTAAAAATGAAAATCGGTAGTATTAAAATAAAGTGCTCCAGACGTTGGTGAAGTTGGTGCAGTTGAGTGATTTGGTAATACTACAGTTGAGTTACTACCACTAATATTTAACGAACCTGTTATAGTTTGATTTCCATTAAATTGATTTGAACCAGTTGTTGTAAACGAAGAACTATCTATTGAAACCCCAGAAGTACCAGATGTTCCATCCCTACCACCAACTCCAGCTTGTGATATTGTTAATTGTGGTTGAGAAATTTGGACATTAATATTAGTTATAGCATTTTCTACCGCTACATTAGTCTTTGGGACTTCAACTTGGACAGTTGTTATATCTTTTTTTATTTCTACGGACATTTTACTTAGTTACGTTTTTAGATAACTTAACTTTACCTTCTAATAATCTTGTAACATCATTACCTTTTACCAATTCTAAATCGTAAAGAGCTTCACCAAAATCTAAAAGGGATGATGATACTGCAGATATGTAAACTGCTATTGAACCAGAAGATAATGGCGTTGTTCCATTAGAACCACTTAAATTAATACCAGTACCATCCGCTTTTAGGGATGATGATAATGAAAGTAAAGGAGAAGAATCATATGAAGTTCTTAACTGCATTCTCCCATGATAACCAGTTAAGTTTACCGCAGACCCACTTTCATCTGTCCAATTTATTTGAAAATTTGTGGTTGCTCCTTGCTCTATAATGAATGAATATTTACCTGCTGCCATATATTTAATGTGTTTACCACTATAAATATAAATAATTCCTAAAGGGGTAAAATAAAAAAAGGGAGTGATTTCTCACCCCCTTCTTTTTTATGAATCGTTAGTTAGATTCTGTTTAGATTAGATATTAGCTAAATCTTTAACATAAATCTTACCATAGAATTCTGGTCTTACCATCTTCTTAGCGTAACGAGTCATAAC